TGGGATGCAGTTTCTATTATCAGAGTAGTGTAGGCTATTCTTTCTAGGAGAAAAGTTCCATTAGTATGACCTTATAATTGGTCGTATTCATGGAACTAAAGCTTAGGAAACAAGAGTGCATCACGGCAACACAATGCCTGGATAATCAATTATGATTGTGATTAAACTAGAAATTGTGTATTTATGGTGTGGGAACCATAAATTATAATTCCCGTACTACTGAAAACAGATCTGCGTGAATAAGGGTAGCAATGGTTGTATTCACCTTAGGCCCAGTCGACTCCGAAAGGACAGTTAGTCAACTGTAAAATGACTAGTGTTGGCTGCCCAATATCTTCCTAAAGTCAATGGGAGATTATCTTGCATAAAACAATGATGAGTTTTCCAATTGTGTCCGCTGTGAGCACTACTCTCCCAGGAGTAGATGACTTACGTGCTTATGGGACCCGCGACAAAATTAAAGCTAAAATATTTTACTTTTTAAGAAAATCGAAGAAAATGGAAGAAACATTAGTGGTAAATGAAAATAGAGCTATGATGCCTACTAGGGATAGGATATCGACTCAAAATAAGTTCGCTTTATTAGAGACAGTAGGAGAAGATTTGGTAGAGTTAAATCAAGAAGATTTCAAGTCAGTAATGGCTAGCAATGAAGTCGATCACGGTGATGCCGTCATGATGATGAGAGAAACTCGGTACCAACCTCTGAAGAAGCCAAAGAAAGTTACTTATAGTGATTCGGTATGTCAAACTGGGACAGAAATATCCATACAAGCTGGTGATGGTAACATTCACGCTGAAGAACCACTAACACATCGTTGGACGGCTCCTAAAAGAAGGGACGTTAATAAAATAGTTAAGAACAAGAAACATTTCGCTGTATTAACCAAATTATATTACTTTTTGAAGACGAAGTATTTTATGAAAGTGCGAGACACTCAGATGTTATCATCCATAGTACAGGATGCTAGAATTTGGATGTCCACTAATAAGTATTCTTCTGAAGATTCAGGTAATTATGATTTGTTTACTTTAGCAGTTATGTCGGCTTATATGCCTGATGAGAACGAAATGCAGTTCAGAGCCGTATTAAAAAGACAAGACAACCTAGATAACATTTACCATCTAAATAGAACAGCGAAGGGAGACCTCGGAAAATCCTTAAAGAAATCTTTAGGACTAATACGAGAGGAATCGAGATCACCACTTGATTCTCTGAGACTTCCTTTACCAGGGTTGCAAGCATAGGTCAGCCATAGAACAATCGAATGCCATTGTAGTGATTATATTTGTCTGAGTGGTTTGCCGGACAACAATAGTGCGTTCGAGTTGGATAGGGGTTCTATAGGCTTAGGTGTGCATAAGATGCACAAATATATGAAATTAGGATCATTTGAAGGAATGCAAGAACATTTTTATTTCAATAAGTGTCAATGCAATGAGCTGAAAGGCGCTGCATTAAGACATTGCCCTGCACCGAGAGAGGTTGTTGATACGACCACAATCAAGAAGGAGTTTGAAGGAATATTAACGTTTATGAAAAGCCATTATATTGATCCAAGAAAGTCCCAACATGCTGAAGTGATGGAGCAAACAAGAGCTAAGATCAAAGCTCGCTATAAAAAGGCGTATTATAATTTAAAAAATAATAGAATAGTTTTAAGTAAGAAGCTCGCAAGAGCTCAAGCTTTCGTGAAATATGAGAAGATGAAAATCAATAAACTTGAAGCACCGCCGCGTCTGATACAATATCGATCTTTTGAATTTTTGTATCTAATGAAGGCGGTTTTCCTACCCCTCGTTATGTTTATTAAACAATGTAAAGAGGAGTATTTAGGACAGAAGTTTAGTACATATTTCACTAGTGGTTTAAATCAAAGAGAGTTAGGAACAATGTTATATGAAAGTTGGAGTGATTTTGAAAGTCCGGTAGCAATTTGTCTGGATCATTCTATGTTTGATGGGAGCATTTCAGTAGCTCTCAAAAGATGCGAGAATTGGTTTTTCTCCAGTATACTGGGGAGTTTGGCTAAAGAACTGTTAGATCTAACTGTAATAAATAGCGTTGTTTCTCAATGTGGAGTGCGGTGGAAAGGAAAAGGTATGCGATTATCTGGTGAATTTATCACGGCTATTGGAAATAGCATCATAAATGTAGGAGCATTACTCTCCTACTTACATGAAAATAATATCCAAAAGCATCGCGTACATGTATGTGGAGATGATTCTATAATCATCATCGAAGAAAAAGATATTGATAAACTGGATTTGAGTGGAGATAAAATTGATTGGTTTCTAAAACTCAACTTTACTACCAAGTTAGATAAAGTTTGTAGAGAATTTGGCGAAATTTCATATTGTCAATGTTGTCCTCTAAAAGTTGATGGTTCTTGGGTTATGATCAAGGACCCAATACGCACTATGAGTAGAATATTGTATTGTGATGCTAAGTTTAAGAAGATCATAAAACGATTTATTTCAGGTTCTATGTTGTGTGAACTAGTAACCTCATCCAGAATACCAATTGTGGGACATTTTTGTAGGTGGTTGTTGTCTAAACATATGGATAAACCATTAGGTTCAGTAGACAAAATGCCAGCTCGGACGTCAGGTTTTGACGAGATATCATTTATGGATATTTCATTGGAAACGAGGTATCATTTCCAAACGTCATTTGGGATCACTGTAGCTGAGCAATTAGCTATAGAATCTGAGCTAGCTGGCAATACTACAAACAAAACCCAATTGTTTGAATTTCTCGAAAAATATAAAACCTTCCACAAAAATTGATCCATGTATCCCTTGCCTCAGCGCGAGCAGTACAGATCTCGCACTATTAATACGGTCGCTAAAGACCTTATTAACACCAAGCCCTCAACCACTAATACCGGGTCACATTTCCTTAACTGCAGATATGACCCTTTCGGAAAGAATCCAGTCAAATCCTACATCCCTGATGGTAGACTGAAGAACGCCGTAGTGAGAGATATTAAGATCGCTCACAGTGTTGTCGTCGCCGGTTCAGAAATCATGAATATCCAGATTATGCCATGGTTACCAATGCCTGTCCGATTTTCCGGCAACGGATTTCTCGGATCATCAGGTGTTGCCCTTCTCAGTTCCGTAGATGGGATTGCGTTGGGTGGTAACACAACTTTGCCTAGTGCAACAGTTAACCAGTACATGGCTGCAATATTCCCAAATGCAATGCGGTCCACTATAAACAATCCCGTCACTACTGGTGATGCGAATAACTTTATATCGGCTCGTATTACTACCATAGGATACCGGTTAATATATACCGGACAAGCCTCAACCGCACAAGGAACTATAATTGCCACGGATATTGGGTGGTCATTGGATGCTTCTACAAGCTCCAATAGCCAAGCTCTATCCCAGTATACAGCTACGGTAGCAGCGACAGCTCAACCGGCAGATTCTTTAACTTCCAATTATTGTCCTTTGCTAACGGTAGGAATACCTAGTACACAAACCACCCTTTATGCAACCAATCAAACGGTATTAAGACCGGAGAATGGTTTAAAGGGTGTGTTGAAGTACCAGAGATCCCCAGAGAGCCATGAACCTCAACCTTGGTATGAAAATGGAGCAGTAGTCGCAGTATTAAACACCGCCGGTGGTCCGGAAGTTCCTATAACAGTTAGAAATTTAGGAGCCTTCCCCACCGGTGCTATTGCCGAATATTCCCTCATTGACCCAACTTTAATGGGTACCAACATCCAAATTACTGGTGCTGGATCATACCGACTAGAAGTAGCAGTGTGTTATGAACAAGAGTTGTCTTTGAACAACAATATGATTGACCTTGCTAGAGGATCACCTATGATGAATCATGAAGTCCTGGACGTAGACTCTATGCTCAATTCGACTGTGCACCCAGCTGCTCTCAACGAGCCGGTAACGGATGCAACGTCGATGATGGGCAGTATGAGTATACAAGGGAGGCCAACTAAACGAAGACGTCGTATACGAAAGCGTCGAGGAACGCGTAAGAAGAATAAGGGAACGAAACTACCCGACATACAAATCAGTGTGGGACAACATAAACAGCGTAAGGCCGCAAACAAGTCAGTATGTAACTGTCGGTAAGCACGCATGGAACGCAGGACTAAAAGATTTTGTAATGAGTATTCATAACAAGATCAGTCCTGTATCCGGCCTACAACGCGATGATCGTGAAGTGTATTACCATACGCTATATGATCATGTTGATCCGCAACCTCATGCGTCGGTAGTATCTGATTCTCCTTCTTCCCCATCATTCTGGTCTAGACTAGGTAACTGGTTTGGTGTGGGCGCCTCTGACAAAACTAAACTTCAACAAGTAGTTCCGCCTACTATAGCTGATATATAAATCCAACATAACGTTGGCGAGAAGGAAAACTCGTAATATCCCGAAGGAAGCCAAAAGAGCAAACCGAAAACACAAATCCCCTCCAATGTTCCAGTAAAGAACTCTAGTTGCAATTCAGGTGTGGGAACCTGATGACCGAATTAGATGCTGAGCTACAACGAACTAGGACGAGGGTTGAATATCTGAATAAAGTGGGTCAGAACCTATTCGCAGAGGC